TTGTGGATTTTGTGGGAAACTTATACCAGCTCCAGTTGGGAATCCATTTGGTGCTTCTCCGGTGCCATCTAAATATCCTGTCGTATATCCAAAACTTCTTGGGCTACTACGTGCAATGAATTGGAATGCCGGATCACAATCTGCTCTCCAATCCATATCCTGATTAATTGTACCAGTAAATCCCGGTAGTTCTGGGTTAGCATCAGCAGTTGCATATGTATTATCAGCAGTACCGTATGGTCCGGTAATTTGTCCCATTGAATATACTGTTAATATTTTGTTCCCTGTTACCTGCCCTGAATTAGTATCTGTTCTTTCAGGTGCTAAGGTAACTGTTTCTAAATTGACAGTGTTGAAAATATCTAACTTATCATATCCCATATCAGCCGTCATGTCCCAAATACTTTTTATTGCTGCTTTAGAAATTTTAAGTACTGGGCTAGGATTTTTAAAATTAGAGTTACGAACCATCATTACTCTAACATTTATAACTGGATTACTACCATTTGTATTAACCCCAACCGGTGGTGCAGGATTATTAATGGCTCGGGATAAAACTCCATCACTTGAATATTCACCGTACGTGGGTACAATATATAGATTACTTCTATCGTAACCTGCCTTAGGTACAAGACGTTCTGCTTCAACAAGGGCAGCATTGTTAATTTCAATGTTCTTATTGTAAGTAGCAAGAATATCTTTAAGATTATCCGCGGTATCTAATTGCCAATATGTAGGATCAGGTGGGTATGTCCCGGCCGGAACATCAATTAATGCCTTGTAATTTTTATCACCGTAAGTAATTACATATCCTGCAGGATATGTTTTATTTTTGTCCCATATACCTAAATAAGTATCTTGGTCTATTGGAGCACTTAATATCTGACTAAATTCTTCACTATCAACCAATGGTTCACATTTGATACGCCATAGATGCGGGAACCAAGTTGGACTAAACCCCTCGCTAGCATAATTAGCGTCGGTAATTTGCATGAAACGTTTCAATGCAGTTGGGATAGTTTCCTTTAAGGGGTTGTAATCTAGTAAATGAGGTAATTCAATTACATCACCAACCATTAACTTTCTACCAATCAAATCAATCATATCATTATAATGAACTGTAATAAATATAATATCATTGTTTAAGAATAATCCAAACTGACTTAAATCAAAATCTAAATTCTGTACATTGTAATGTCCACGTAAACGATATACATTTGGGTCATATGTTCTGTCACGGTTTTCCAAGAATAACAAATCTTGTATATTAGTCGGGGCTAATACATCATATTCAGGTTGGGTAGCATCAATTGATGGACCTTGGTTTGTTGGACCCATATACTTATGTACATACAAATCCGTGGAACCTGCGGTGAACTGTTCTGATATTATCTTATCAAAAAAGTTATAATCATTAGTTTTATTGGGACGCCAAAGTGAAAGCCGGGGCATAATTAACCTACCTTATTACTTATTTATCGTAAATACAGACGACGGCGTATTACCAAAAACTTGACATTAAATGGTTATTGTGTTATACTACGTATTCAATTGAAACTTTGGAGTAATATATGGCTACACGTAAGCATACAGACGATCATTTTGTAAAAGCACTCAACCCCAGAGATGCTGATACAAAGTATATGGGTGAAGAACCATTCTTCCCGACCCAGCCCGAACCCGAAGCAAGATTTTCAGCACTTGCTAGAAGTTTTACATGGTACACCCGGTTCTATACTAAAAAAGACGCAAAAGAACTATTGTGTCAATATCTGGATTACAATAAACGAACAGACGAGGCTAAGTTGGTTCGTAAGGTCCATGAAAGCGAATTCATTATTACATTGTGCTGGGTAGCACGTATGACAATGCGCGGGCTAGAATTAACCGAGCATGAAGAACTGACATTGCAAAATGATATTGGACGACTAGTCAAATCATTGAATTCTACAGAAACAAAAACTAGCGCAACCAGTATCGTAAAAGAAGAAGTGGTTGCAACACGCCCCAACATTCAGGAAATTCTGAAAGAAAAGGCACGAGATGCCGCCGGCGAAATGGAAGGGATGATTGACGATTTTGTTACTAAGGGCAAAGCGTTGGAAAAGACAGTTGATATTGTTGCAAAATACAATGTCATGCCTCAACATATCCCAATCATTGTTGAAATCTGGAAACGTAAGCAAGATGAATTTCAACGTCTAAGTGACGGTGACGAGTCTCTAAAAGAGGGTTATGCGTTCCTAGGTAAAATTCAAATTCGTAACATTCTCAAATTTATTGAGGGTGTGCTAGGTGACTTGAATAGTTACATTAGCATTAAGAAAGCAAGCAAGGCTCCACGTAAGCGCAAAGCAGTACCTGTTGAAAAGATTGTTGCTAAACTGAAATACTTGAAGTTGTTCAAGGATGTTCAATCTAAACTTGATTTAGTTAGTGTACATCCTACAAAACTTCACGGGGCAAGTGAAGCATGGGTTTATGATACTGGTAAGCGTAAATTACATCACTACATTGCTGACGATTATAGCAAAGTGTTCAGTGTTAAGGGTAACACATTGCTAGGGTTTGATGCGAATACTAGTGAGATGAAAACATTACGTAAGCCCGGCGAGCAAATCAAAGAAGTGATGGGAAGCAAGCCCGCAGCACGTAAGTATTTCAAAGATATCAAAGCAGTAGGTGCAGTGCCGAATGGAAGGTTCAACGAAAATATGTTGATTTTGAAAGCGTTTTAAAATGAACAGACAAGAGGTACAACAACGAATGACAGAGATTATGGTTATGATTGACCAGTCAATAGCAATGACCGATGACAGAAATGAAATATTAATGTTAGCCTGTGCTATGATGCAGAGGTCTAAAGAGATATTTGAGTCTGAATTGGGTGTAGAAGGAAGAAAAGAAATGTTTAAGGATTATGTATGACAGATAAATTTTTTATATGGTTTGATCGTAACCGTAAAACGATTGGATATACAGTTGCCGGACTCAATATTTTGAGTGGGTTAAGTTTGCTTGCTAGCGGACAAAGTGCAAATGGCTGGTTGCAGATTTTCTTGGGAGGTGTCATTGGAATTGATACTGCAACAACACCATGAAAATTGATTTAAACAAATACCAAGAGTTTGTAGAGGCAGTTACTAGTCAAGCAAGCAATGACCTGACTACATTCCATGATACGATAGATCGGTTAGATGCTAACTATGAACTAGACTTAGCAGACAATCAGATGAAGCATGGACCTGATGTTAATATTCCACTACTAATCACAGCATGTTTTGGATTAGCAGCAGAAAGCGGTGAGTTTATTGAAGTGCCCAAGAAGATCATTTTTCAGGGTAAAGCATTGACTGACGAGAATGTATTTCATATGAAACGTGAACTCGGTGACATTATGTGGTACTGGATCAATGCTTGTAGAGCATTGAACCTAGACCCCAATGAAGTGATTGCTGAGAATATACGCAAGTTAGAGTCACGCTATCCCGGTGGAAAGTTTGACGCATTTTATAGCGAAAATCGTAAAGACGGAGACTTGTAATGGGTTTAGGTCCTCCTACTTGTGATGATTGCCATGTTTGGTTAATCTTGTACATGGGGGAAAGATGGATGTGTCCAGTCTGCGAAAAAAATTCAAAGAATGGATACACACATCTGATCGGAGGGGAACATACTTTGGATAATAGTAACATCCCCTTCTTAAGGTTTATGAAGGGCAAATCTCCCAATCCATAAGTCTCCTGATAAATAGTATTATTAGGTAACACTTATGTCAACATATCCAACCGCTTCTGTTCTTTCAACCCCGACCGGGTTAACTTTATCAGAGTTAAAAGAGGCACTATTCAGTAATCTTAGATATCGTCTCGGTGACGGGATGATTGATATTGAATTGGATCCTCAACATTACGAGGCAGCGTACAATTATGCTATTAAGGTCTATCGTCAACGGGCACAAGCCGCTACGGAAGAATCTTATATTCTAATGACTATTGAAAAGAATGTAGATACTTACACTCTCCCTGCTGAGTTTATTAATGTAAGAAGTATTTTCCGTAGAACAATTGGTTTAGAAACTGGGCCATCAAGTACTAGTTTTGATCCGTTCTCTAGTGCTATTTTGAATACATATTTGCTTAACTATAACTATGCAGGTGGTATGGCAACATATGACTTTTATGCGGGTTATGTTGAATTAGCAGCACGTATGTTTGGTGGTTATGTAACCTATACATTTAACCCAGTGTCAAAAGTACTGCGTATTGTGCGTGATCCAAAAGGATCTGGTGAGCGTGTATTAATATGGGCTGATGTACAAAAGACAGAAGAAATATTACTTCAAGATCCAGGTGCCGGAGTATG